TCACGGATGAAAATCCTGGATTACAAATAAAGCCAAGAGGAACAGATGAATGGATTGATGCTCCTTACATTACAAATACTTGTATTGTAAATGTTGGAGATTTGCTTCAACGCTGGACTAATGATATTTATGTCTCAACTCCGCATCGTGTCGTAAATGAGCATCTGAATATCAGTCGTTTCAGTTTTCCATATTTTGTTCATCCAAGAGATGATGTTAAGGTTGATAGTCTGATAGGTGAACAAAAATATGATACCATTGGAGCAAAAGAATATCTCGTTTGGCGTTTAAATCAAAGTTATTAAAGGAAAATATGATTATACATATACCTATTTCAGATTTAGAATCGAACTTTAAAGATAATCCAACTTTAGTTGAGGGATTATACAATCTTGGATTAGATTATGCAACAAATTTGCTAGAAGGAGTTGTTGAAGATGAAATGCGTGTTGTTTTTGATTTTAAAAAATATGGTATGAAATTTGATAACAGAAAAAATGGTTATGAAATTTCAAAAGGCAGAGCAGGAATTACAATAGAAATAACCAAATGATTATATTCAAAACAGTAAAATGGAAGAATTTCCTTTCTACAGGAAATTCATTTACAGAAATTAAACTTGATAATGAATCTTCAACTCTAATTATTGGTGAGAATGGTTCTGGTAAATCAACAATTCTTGATGCACTTTGCTTTGGACTTTATGGCAAACCATTCAGAAGCATTAATAAACCACAACTGATTAATAGTGTGAATCAACGTGAATTAGAAGTTGAGGTTGAATTTGCTGTTTCTGGAAAACATGTCAAAGTCTGTAGAGGAATCAAGCCAAACAAATTTGAGATTTATGTTCAAAATAAATTAGTGACACAAGATGCTGCGCTGAAAGATTATCAACAATTCCTAGAACAACAGATTCTCAAATTAAACTATCGTTCGTTTACTCAGGTTGTAATTTTAGGATCATCTACTTTTGTTCCATTCATGCAGCTTTCTGCAAGAGATCGTAGAGAAGTTGTTGAGGATATTCTTGATATTCGGATATTCACGTTGATGAATGCTATTCTGAAAGGTAAAAACAAATCTCTTCTTGATAATATTCAAGAAAATGAATATCAGATACAGCTTGCTGAAGAGAAGATTCAAATGCAAAAGAAATATATCAAGTCAGTTCTTGAGAACAAAGAAAACATTATTGATGAACGTCAACAAAAGATACAAGACAATAAAGAGATAATACAAAACAAGGCAGAAAGTAAAAAGACCTTACTACGGAAGCTAGAAGAGCTCAGAGAAGCATTGGAAAGCAAAAAAGAAGCTACCAAGAAACTTACAAAACTCAGAAAGACTCATGCTGCTCTCGAGAACAAATGGAGAGAGGAAAATAAGATTCTTGCTTTCTTTGATGACAACAAAGTTTGTCCTACATGCACGCAGGATATTGATGAAGATATTCGAAAAACAAAAATAAAAGAAAAGCATGAAAAGGTTCATGAGATTGGTGATGCTCTAAATGAATTAAAAAGTTTAGAAAACATTGAAGAAGATAGATTGAAAGAGTTTGAAATACTAGAGGAGGAGATTTCGAATATTTCAATTAAAATCGCAACAATTGATTCTTCAATCAAAATGCTTGAAGATATTATTAAAAAGAGCATAAAAGAAATTGAACAGATAACAAACAATGAGGTTAATGATCAAGACAAAGAAGAATTAATAAAATTAGAAACTCAATTAGAGATATACAATAATAACAAGTTAAGATTAAATGAAGAAAGAACATACCTTGATGTTGCAAAGAATCTTCTTCAAGATGCAGGTATCAAAACAAAGATTATTAAAAAGTATTTGCCGATTATGAATAAGCTGATCAATGCTTATTTGTCACAAATGGATTTTTATGTTTCTTTTAATCTAGATTCTTCATTTAATGAAACAATACTTTCCAGACACCGAGATGATTTCAAATATCCTTCTTTTTCAGAAGGTGAAAAAATGAGAATAGATCTGGCTCTTCTTTTTACATGGAGAGCAATTGCCAAAATAAAAAATTCTACAAATACAAATCTTTTGATTCTTGATGAAATATTTGATTCTTCATTAGATGGTGCAGGAACTGACGATTTCCTAAAAATTCTAAATACATTTACAAATCAAAATGTGTTTGTAATTAGCCACAAACAAGATATATTGTTTGACAAATTTAGATCAGTCATTCAATTTAAAAAAGAGAAAAACTTTAGCAGGATTGCCGCATGATATATGAATTAATTCACCCAGAAAGTCCAATTTTAAAAGTTCCATTGTCTGACATTTCTTTTGATAATTTTGAAGAAATGTTTCATCTAACTCCACAAGAATTATACGACAACTTATTAGAATCAATGCAAAAACATGGAGGTATTGGTTTATCTGCAAATCAATGCGGATTGATGATTCGTGCCTTTGTGATGTACACTGATTGGGATAAAAAGGAACATGAGATTTATTTTAATCCTAGAATTATTTGGGAGTCTGAAGAAACAGAATTTTATGATGAAGGATGTTTGACATATCCGTATTTGTTTTTAAGCATTAAACGTCCTGACATTGTTGAATTTACATATCAGAATGTAAAAGGTGAGGAAAAGACTGGAAAATTCAGAGGAATAACATCAAGAGTTTTTCAACATGAATATGATCATATGGAAGGAAAAAATTTCACACAGTTGGTTTCACCATTAAAACTTGACATAGCTAAAAGAAAAGCAGCAAAAATGATCAAGAAACAAAAATGGACAAAAAAGAATTAGAACAAGTTCGATACATGTGTGAAATGAATTTTAGACATTCTTTATATAAAGATGTAGCATTTAAATATATGCCAAGTATGGGAATAAAACATCTTTTTCAATCATATGCCAACGACAAAGTTTTTGTTGGAGTTATTCATTTAAATTATAGAAAGGGTGAGAGTGGAAAGATGTATTGGCATTCTTCATGGATTGATAAACCTGCTGATGCTATCTCCATGGCGATGGGCATTCAGAGCAAAAAGATATATAACGAGGAACTTCTGGTTGAGGCTGTCCATCGACATATTCGAGATCTTTATCACCCACCTGAAATTTTTTCATAATTTTTTAAAAAAAGTGCTTGACTTTTTCTAAAAGTTATTATAAAATAATATATAGTAATGATCGAATCTCTCGATCTGTTTTGATAACTTTTTTAGGAGAATAGCATGAGTCATGCAATAGAAGTGATCAATGGTGAAGCGCAGATGGCCTACGTTGGAGAAGTGCCATGGCATGGTCTTGGATTTCAGGTTCAGCCAGATTTAACACCACAAGAATTTATGGTGATGGCAGGATTGGACTGGAAAGTTCTTAAGTTGGATGGATTTGTAGAATTCAATGGAAGAAAAATCCCAACAGGCAAACAAGCATTGGTTCGGGATCTTGATGGGAAAGTTTTGACCAATATCGGTAAAGGCTGGAATCCAGTTCAAAACCATCAAGCATTTGAACTTTTTGATGAATATGTGAAGGCAGGTGATATGGAAATGCACACTGCTGGATCATTGCGTGGAGGAGAATTGGTTTGGGCTTTGGCTAAAACCAATGAGTCCTTCGAATTGTTCAGTGGTGATGTGACAGAAAATTATTTCTTATTCACTAATCCTCATCAGTATGGGCGAACAATTAATATTCGGATGACACCAATTCGTGTTGTTTGCCAAAATACCTTGACACTTTCTTTGAGCACTAATAGTGAACATATGGTCACATTGAATCATCGAAAGGAATGGGATCCAGATTCTGTCAAGGAGCAGTTAGGAATTGCAAGAATGAAAATGGATCAGTACAAGAGTATGGCAGAATTCCTTGGAAAGAAAAGATACACAAAGAAGGATTTGGTTGCATATATGAACAAAGTCTTCGGAAATGAATCTACTGAAAAGGAATACGAAGCTGAGCAGGCAAATTCAAGATTGTCAACAAAGGCACTTGAGCTTGTTCATACACAACCTGGAGCAGAGTATGCTGAAGGTTCATGGTGGCAAGCATTTAATGCTGTTACCTACATGTCTGACCATGTACAGGGCAGATCAGCTGATGGTCGGTTGGAATCTGCATGGTATGGGAAGAATCGTAAAGTCAAGTTGAATGCACTTGACATGGCACTAGAATATGCAGAAGCAGCATAATTTTTTCAAATTTTTGTTGACTTTTGTATAAATAGAATTGTTGAAGAGAATGCTTCGGGTTCTCTTCAACATTCTAATATTAACAAATAATCTTGCTTATTCAAGGAGATAGATATGACAAGCACAACCGCACTCTCTACATTTGATCCACATCAACTTCGAACATTCAGTGTCGGATTTGATAACATCTTTGATCACTTTTTTGATAATGTTTCAACAACTTCTAATTATCCACCATACAATATTCTCAAGCATGACGATGAGCACTTCACTATTGAGCTTGCAGTCGCAGGATTCAAAAAAGAAGACATCGAGGTGGAAACCAAAGAAAATAAGTTGACTATTCGATCAAATTATGCTAAAACTGTAGAGGAAGCTGAAAATGCTCCTGTGTATTATCACAGAGGCATTTCGAAGCGACAATTCAACAGAGTATTTACCTTGTCATCAGATGTATTCGTCAAGGATGCTACCATGGTAGATGGTCTATTGAAAATCGAGTTGGAAAGAATCATTCCGGATGAGAAACGTCCAAGAGTGATCAATATCAACTAATATAACATGACGGCACTCTTCGGAGTGCCACAGACTTTTAGGATGTACTTGTGAGTATTCAATACAAATATAATGAAGATAATCTTATTCTTGAGATTGTCGATTATATTAACAAGACCTACACTCAGCATTATTCACAAAACAATTTTCAAGCAACAGAATTCATTATAGACTCTGGACATGGTGAAGGATTTTGTATTGGAAATATCTTGAAGTATGCGCAGAGATACGGTAAGAAAGATGGTTACAACCGAAAGGATCTACTGAAGGTTGTTCACTATGCCATAATGGCACTACATGTTCATGATTTAAACTATGGAGAAACTAATGAAACTGAGTAATGAAACTCGTGAAATTTTGAAGAACTTTTCAACAATCAATTCAAACTTGTTAATCAAACCAGGAAATAAAGTTGCGACAATGAGTGCAATGAAAAACATTGTAGCAATCGCAAATATTACAGAAGACTTTGAGCAGGAGTGTGCTATTTATGATTTGAACGAATTTCTTTCAACACTTTCTCTGTTCAAAACACCAATCTTGAATTTTGAAGAAAAATATATTCTTATTCAGGAAGAAGGAAGCAAAACTTCTAGTAAATATTTTTACACACCTACTGACATGGTGAAGGAACCAAAAACAGACATTCAAATGCCAGTTATTGATGTTCAATTTACATTGACTCAAGAAGAGTTTTCTCAAATTCAAAGATCAGCTGCAATTCTTGGAACACCAGATCTTGTTGTGAATTCATATGAATCAGGTGAAGTTCAAATGACTGTTACTGATCGAAAGAATGATACATCAAATACATTTTCACTTGTAGTTGGTGATTCTTCAACAACCAATCTTACATCATGTTTTAAGACTGAAAATCTAAAAGTTCTTCCTGGAGATTATGAGGTAGGAATTGCTAGTGTTGGTATTTCGCATTTTAAAAAGAAAGGGCAAGATCTAGAGTATTATGTTGCGCTTGAGTCTAATTGATAATATCCTTTTGGAGTTTTTGTTATGAAAAATTATTTGTGGGTAGAAAAATATCGCCCAGACTCTATTGAGAATTGTATTCTTCCAGTACAATTGAAGAATACATTTCAACAATTTGTAGATGATGAACATATTCCTAATCTTTTGCTTTCAGGCGGTCCAGGAGTAGGTAAAACTACTGTTGCAAAGGCTATGTTGCAACAAATTGATGCCACATACATGATGATCAATGGTTCTGAGGAATCAGGTATTGATGTTCTCAGAAACAAGATTAAAAACTTTGCATCTACTGTTTCATTTGATACAAACAGAAAGTTTGTAATTCTTGATGAGGCAGATTATCTAAATCCCCAATCAACTCAACCTGCTCTTCGTGGATTCATTGAGGAGTTTCATAAAAATTGCGGATTCATTTTAACTTGTAATTTTAAGAATCGCATCATTGAACCACTACATTCACGATGTTCTGTCGTTGAATTTAGAATACCAAATGAAGAGAAACCCAAACTTGCAGCACAATTCTTTAAACGTATCACTGAGATATTAGAAGAAGAAAATGTCAAGTTTAATCCAAAGGCTGTTGCAGGGATAATTGAGAAATTTTTTCCTGATTGGAGAAGGTGTTTAAATGAGTTACAAAGATATTCAGCATCAGGTGAAATCGATGCTGGTATTCTTGTAAATATTTCAGACGAGAACTTGAAAGAAATGACAAGTTTTCTTAAAGAAAAAGAATTTGGTAATTTGAGGAAATGGGTTGCAAATAATCTTGATAATGATCCTACTAGAATCTATCGTAAAATTTACGATACTCTATATGAACGATTGGAACCTGCTAGTGTTCCACAGTTGGTTTTAATTATTGCGGATTATCAATATAAGTCTGCATTTGTGGCTGACCAAGAAATTAACTTGCTTGCATGTATGACAGAGATTATGTCAAATGTGAGGTTCAAATGAGTTATGAACTAAAGGAGTATTTGAATGCAATAAACTTCACAAAAGAAAATTTGATGGATTCTGATGATCCAATGTGGGAAAAGAAGTATCCAGCATATGTTGTCAATCATATTTTATCTTCATTTCAAGACACCATAATGTTTGCAAATGAAATGAATGTTCATCATCAGTTAGAT